TGCCCTAAAACACGAGATTGTTATGTCGAAACTTGTCCCACGCGAACGAACCCCCGCCGGAACTGGGCCTAAAGCGCTTCTGTGGGGAACGAGGTTTGAACCAATTGCTAAGCTTATTTATACCACTCATTTTCAGGGAGGTATTGAAATTGTCGATACCACTTGTGTACCGCATCCTATTCATTCTTTTCTCGGAGCATCGCCCGATGGAATTATTATCACAAAGGATAAAGAAGATTTCAGGTACGGTAAGCTAGTAGAGTTCAAGTGTCCTATTTCTCGAGAGTTTTCTGATAGCACGCCTATTCCGGAAGTGTATTATCATCAAATGCAGTTACAGTTGGAGTGTACTGGCATGCAAGAATGCGAGTACATTGAAATGAAGTTTCGTGAAGTGAATTATTCTACTTGGATGGATGTGAAAGATAAGATCAAATCTTTCTTTATAGTATTTGAAGATGGCGAAGTTGTCTATCGCGATCTGAATGATCAACGCGATGTCCCAACCTGGCGTCGTGAAGTTCTGAATGAAAAAGATGATCGAGATTTCAGCACAACTTACTGGTATTTTGATACTATTCGAAGCTCAACTGTTCCTCGCGATCCTAACTGGCTTTCTTCAAATCTCGAAAGCTTTACTGAAGTTTGGAATACGATTCAAGAGCATCGTAAGAGTGGAACTTTACCCGATCATCCTAAGGAGAAGACCACTCTAGTTCTTTGAAAGGGTCTCAATGATTGATGTAACATCAGAACTCTGTTGAAAGATATGATTCTTTGGAGCATAAACTGTAATCTTATCACCGACGAACGCGTTAGACAACCGATCATCAGAAGGTAAGCTCAGTGAATCACTTAGTAATTTATTAGCACCATCTTTAGAAATAAAGTATGAGATAGTTCCATTAAAGAAATTCTTTTTTACATTGAAATATGTGTCATTTACTGCTTCGGTATGTTCAAATGGGTACCAAATGGTCTTACCAATATGGCAGATATCATACTGTTTGGGAAGATCCGAAATAGCATTGTTTAGACCATTTAGATCATCGCATAGTTCAATATCATCTTCAAGAACTAGATAATTATTATACTTTGGATCATCTCGAAGTTTTTTATATACTGAAAGATGACTCCAGGCACATCCAAATTCACCGGCAGACATTGGCTGACCATTTAGCCTTACTTTGGGATCATAAGTATACGATTCACCTTCATAAGTTAACTTGTTTCCATCCACAGTTATATTCTTTCCATTAACTCCGTAGAATACTTCGGTCTCTATTCCAAGCTTAGAAAGAATCTTTAGTGTTTTATTGATCATTTCTGATCGATCAAACTCTTTTAGTGTAATAATCACAGCCTTGGTACGAGTTATTACCCGCTTCAAATTTGGAAAGAACCCATAAATATTCAAGATTTTCTTCTTCTCTTCACGAATAACATCAATGCGCTGAGACCACCAATCTTCGGCAATAGCCTGATTAATCATTTTACGGGCTGCATCAAAATCATCTAAAGGAAGACGGACAAATGCTCGAGAATCAATGTAATCTTCCAAGTTTGGACATCCCCAATAAAAGGCCAAAACTTCGTTCAAAATAGGTTCCCATATCTTTTCAGTCGCATAGTTGGTTTCGGCATTATTTTCGGCAGCAATGCAATATTTAACTTTTGAGTAAATGTTTGATCGCAACTCATCGGGAACTTTGCCTTGATAACAATCAAGATTGTTGTAATTTTGTCGTCCATATACTTTAATCAAATCCTGATTTGCCTTTACAAATGCAACACGAAGTTGGTGTCCGGTATCCCAGTTGTTGCCGCTTAAAATAGATACAACATCGTCGGTCTTTACAGGGAAGCTACTAGGAATGGGAAAGTTCCACTGGACTCCATTCAAGTATTTGTGATCTTGAATGCGATAACATTTTGTAGGATCTTGTTTCGGCCAAAGCTTTGCACCCCAGTTTTTTGCTGGATCATAAACAGTAGGCTCCATCTGATAAACAATTGCTTTTGTCGGATCAAATGACCCAGTTCCTGGTTTATTAATAACCACATGAAAGTCTGCATCATCGGATGTTGTTAATTCAATCGTTTGAGGTACTGGCATTAAAGACCACTCTTCTATCAACTTATTGGACGATTGCCAGTTGCATAACATCTTCACGCGAGTCACATCCTTGATTATAGTCGTTTTCTTAACAAATATGCCGTCCCGTTCACCAAAATATTGAGATCTCGTAAGTTTACCAATTTTGTTCTTAAAGAATCCTAAAGTATTAAATGCTACACAATTTGGATCGGCCATAGCGATTTCCATCATTTCATACACATTTTTACCTCCACGATGGTAACAGTCGTTATCCATTTGATCAAAGCCAGCTTTGAAGTCAAAATAGTCTGACTGATCTATAATACTATCAAAGTTTAATCCCTTAAACTCTTTCTGAATATCAGAATCTACATCTTGGCCCGGAGTTTCATACCACTCTGAAAACACGATCTGTGGACGAACCTCCATACATTTTAGTTCCTTGCACACTTTTACTACATAATCGATTCCATGTCGAATCCCATTTTTTGCAATATAATTTACGAGTATTTGTGCACCAGCCTTATTGATTGAATACGCAAATCCAGCACCAATATTTAAATCATTCTGCATCTCACCAATACTTAGCTGTCCTTTATCGGTAACATAAATATCCTTTGTAGCTTCACGATTTGCACTGAACATATGATATCCTAAAAACAGATAGTCCAATTCTTTAAACAAGCCCTTCTCCTTTATAGATTCGAATTTCTTCTTAAATTCCGGAACAAGAGTTATGTCATCTTCAAAAATTATATAATACTGGTTAGCAGTGTCCGTTAAGAGTGCTTTCCATAGGTTGTAATGCGTAAGCGCACATCCAACAACTCCAATCCGGCTACCAAAATCATTACCGTTAAAGAGCTTTTTTAGAAAAAGGTTAGGTTTGAGTTCAGCTCCATCCACTGCCTCTACAAACTGAATATCACCCATTCCAGCATCATTAAATATTTTTGTTACTTGTTCCTTACGGTCAGGACGGCGTTTGAGATTAATAATCTTGATATTACAAGACTTTGAAAATTGTGACTCGTTATTTAGATCATATGCGTTCTTAATTGTCTCTGAGTTTTTGTCCTTCGTAAGCCGACCAATATGTCTGCAATGAATACCATCAAAAAATGCAGTCTTGTATCCTGCTGCCACCCAACGGTTCGCATAATCCATCTCGAAGAATGTGTTTGGACTATCAAAATTACCCAGTTTCAGAATGACGGATGCATCCATAACACCGGGACGAAAACTGTAGTGAGGCCAATAATGGCAATTTGGGTAATTTACCGTATCATTTTTATGATCGTGTAAAACAAATCCGGGAAGTAGTGGTATGTGACCTCCTAACTGAATATCTTCAATTACTTCGGCATAGTTTCGATTAAACAGAACTTGTTTTATATCGCTCGATTGTTCCAAAAACTTAATAGATTCAGTAATATAGTTCTTCTTCGAATGGAATAGAAAATCATCTTCAATATGAATCCAGTATTTGGGATTTAGTTCATTCATCTTGTTCCAAATAATATTCATGCTTGGACGATGACCCTTTTCAGCTGGCGTCTTATCGTAAAAGACAATCCAAGGATACTTCTTCTTCATTTTTGTTCGATCAGATTCACTAGAATTATCGTCTACACAAAACCAGTAATCAATTTTTTCCTTGTCCAAAAAATGATTCATAATAGAGTTGACAGTTTGTTCAAACAAATCGAGTCGTTTGCAGGAAGTGAATGATAGAAATACTTCGACTGTAGTTGATTTTACCTTAATTGGTTTGGGCGTCTTAATAAGATCGTTTTTATGTTTCTTGAAAAGGAGATTCCAAATTGTTGCTAGGGCTGGGTTTGATGAGGTGTGAATAATGCTTGTTAGTATATAAAACATATCTAAACTATCGATATCATCTAGAAGTTCGTGTATATAGAACCGCAAAACATCAAATATAGCATTTTTAATATTGTCATTCGTAGTTCCTAGAATAATCTTTCTTGCACAAGAAAATCCAAGTGGTTTCTCTTTCGTGTTGAGTGCAGATATAGAGGCAGAGTATTCAAAAAGTCCTTCGTATGGTTCGCGAAAAAGGAACAGTTTATTTTTGGGATCCGGGTTGTAGTTCTTATACTTATGATAAAGCATCATAACAAGCTGGTGCATATTCGCACGCCGAAGTCTATCGCATGCAAATACAACTCCTTCAATACGTTCGGAATCAAACTCTGAAGATTTTAGAAAGTAGTAAATAGACTTTTCGAAATTACCTTTTCGTTCATACAGTTGACCCAACATCACGCATGAATAATATCGTTCCTGTACCCAATTTGGCAGGGTATCTGCTACCAGTGTATACCATTCAATTGCATCATCTACCTGATTGGAATCTTTGAAACTTTGGGCGCAGTAAAATGCATACCGATTTGCTAGATCATTTCCGGCCTCTTTTTCCTTGTAATATGCGGCCTTGAGAATCTGAGCATCCTTTTGATATTTTTGTGGATCTTTGCTGCGGTCTCCAGTCTTTCCAGAATCGATAAAGTAATCACCATCGAGATAACACTCACCATTCACCGGCTCTTCGGCTTTTAGGTACTCGTGAAGTACACCAACATACATCCACTTCTTACGATTATTAATTAACTGAGGACGATAGTATGTCATCCCGCTTCCAAACTTTAGTAGGTAACAATCGTGCGTCCATTTTACTGGCAATGTAAAGTTTCCATGCATACTATCGTCGGCATCAAAAATTAGGAGATAGTCGGACTTGTTATAACCTGCACGAAGAGATAGGGTTCGGTTATGACCAAAATCCTGCCACTCGTGCTGCACAATTTCTCCTGGTATCTCCTTTGATGCAAAATAGTTACGGATAATATCTTGGGTCCCATCTGTAGATCCCGTATCACATATTACCCAGTAATCAAAGGTAATATATTTAGCTAGGTTATCAAGTGTGGTTACTATTACGTGGGCCTCATTTTTTACGATCATGTTTAAACATATAGTTTTACCCAAATGCATTTTAGTTACTAAACTTCTTGTGTTTATACAGGAACAAATGAGTTGAATGCATTCACGCGAAATGGTGTCTCAATCCCGTCAATTGGAGGAAGATCCTGCGACATCATCTTAAAATGATTGGTTTCTTGGGCAAACGATGATGTGCGTGTCTCATCTGTCTTCTGCTCAGGAGACCGGTCAACGAACTCTGCTGCAAATCCCTCACGAGATTTCATAACATACCAAATAACGGCAAGGGCGACTATAACTGCTACAAATGCCCAGTTCTTCATTTGATTTAAGCGTGTAAAAAATGGAATGATGTTTTCATAGTTATTAAGTAGTAAAGGAATGGATGAACTATCAATTGTAGCTCTACAAGAGCTAAAGAAGACTCGCCCTTTGTCGGCTGAGGAAATTGCGCTATCAACTATTCAGGAGATGCTGACTTCTCGTGGACTTGTTGCTGATAAGTTTGAACTCGTTCCGAGTAATATGGAAGGCACGAAGATGTATTCTTTTGCAGGTATTCTTCTCATTTTCAGCACAAAGACTCGTGTGTCTGAGAAGGAACTCAATAATTTTCTAAGTTTTGCGGGAGAGAATAACTTTGCGTCGGGTATTATTATTGTAAGCCCATCTCAACCTTCAGAATCTGTCATGAAGGTTCTTATTGGACACAATGCCGTACGAGAGAATGTATATGTCCAAATCTTCGATATCCGCAGTCTTGGGTTTAATATTAGCAAGCACCGTAAAGTTCCTCAGCATCGTATTGTTCGAGAGAACGAAAAGCTGGATATTATTAAGAACTTCAATTTGAAATCAATTGAACAAATCCCCAAGATTTTCAGCCAGGATGCAATGGCCAAGTTTATTGGCGCTCGCCCCGGAGATGTTGTAGAAGTTTCGGGATTGTGCGAGACTTCGGCGGATAATTTGCGGTATCGTTATTGTGTAGCAGAAGGTATAAATGGATAATCAGTTCAATACCTTGATGCGAAGTTATCATGATAACTATCTCCAGTTCAAACTGACTGGGAACTCAAAATATAAAGTTGCATATGAAGCTGCTGAAAAAGGATTAGATGCTATCATTTTGTCTAAAAATAAACAGGTGGAATCAGATAGCAAAAATATTCAGAGCACAATTGGAGCGGATGCCGAAAATAAGATGAAAGACATAAAGTCTCAATCAGTTCATTTGGGTCAAGGTTTAGTCGACGAGCACGACGCCGAAGTTGCTTCAGAAATGCGATTATCCACTGCGGCTCCAGTTCAAACTCCTATTTTTCAGTATGTAGCCATTGGAATTATGGTCGCCACAATTGTGGCATTAAGCGTTGTATAGCTCCTCCCGTAGCAGTAATTACATTCGTTGTCCACGATGCCCTAATAACCAGGAATACTACGATAATACACAGGAAAATCAGAACTCCCACATATACATTATACATAGTTTGGACACTTCCGAGATTATCACTGTTTGTGGCATGAATACGCTTTAGAGTACTGAGTTTATTTGATGATGCTTGCATTTCTTGAAACTCTTTTTGGTATGAAATAAGATCAGCTGTTAGATCAGAAAGAGTTTTTGAATCAAAAGAATCAGCTCCTTTGTTCAGCACGGCTAAAATATCTTTTAACTGAGACGAAAGTTCCTGGTTAACAGCTAGTGCACGCTGAATAAGTGTCTGTTGCTTTTCGGCATCAGTTTCTTGGATTGCAGCAGATACCGCGGTAGAATATTCCGATTTTAAATAGGTATATTGCGTTTGAAAGTCGGCAAGCTGTTTATCTCGAGAGTCTACAAACTCCTTAATATCCATTACTTTTGTCGTATAATAAATAAATGTCAATTAACTCATTAAGTGTTGGATTACTTGCAAATAAACAGACGGGCTCAGTGAAAGGATCGCCATCCGATGCATCCCTCATAACCGCCATGCGTCGTGCGGCTGTGAATGTTCAATTTCAATATGCCGCTACCGCAGGAAATACGGTACTTGCCAACAACAAAAAAGTTCTGACGGATCAGCCAAAAACGCGTGGATTTACTGATTCGCCATACATTTCTGCAGTAGGTCGTGGATTAAGTAAGAACTTTTTGAAGACTTTATAATAACATGGCAGATTTTCAGGCTGCATACGATCAAACAACTCAAGATATTAACAACACTCTGTCAACACAGCTATCGTCTGTGCTGACATGGGCTAATATTCCGGGACAACTGCAAAAGATTTCTTCCTCCGCATATGGATTTGCATGGGGATTTAGTGGATCGTCTGTATACACATGCCAACTTCCATGCTCCGGAAATTGGCAGCTGGTAGATCTATCGAAGTTTGATATCAGTACGGTTTTAGATATAGCGACTGACGATATAATTGTGTACATTCTTGTGAACTCTTCTTCTAACATTGTGATGCTGACAAATACTGCCGATGGGCGTGGCGTATGGAATGTAGTTCCAGTTCCATTTCCTGCTACACAAATATTTTCAACTCATTCGTATATTTGGGCCCAGGATTCTCAAAATAATAAACAGAAGTGTCCCAAACCATGCACGACCACAAATTGGATTGCTGAACCTGAAAATAAAGTTACCATTACATCATCATCCTCAACTTCTTTATATGGCAAGGATTCAAGTGGATATGGGATGAAGACAGATGAAGTTCTTCAATCGGGATGGTCGCCAATTGTGGGACTACTTGGAACAAAGGTAAACTCAGTTATTGGACAACTTGATAACTCTTCCGTTTATGCTGTAGATCCAACCTCTAAGGTTCTAAAATGCGAAGGCGATTGCTCTACAAATACTGTATCTCCTGTTGATACCCGAGGTTATACACCGCTCAACTTAACTGCTGACCCCACTTCGAAACTATTGTGGATGACAACTCAAACAAAGGGAGATTTGGGTAATATATTTAGTCGCCCCGATAAGCCGGATTATTCAACAATTATGAATACCATAACTCCTCTAGATAAGCAGCGAGATGGGGTTATTGGCGAAGTAGTTAACGACTATAACCAACAAACTGGAGTTATGACTGTAAATAAACAAGTTTCAGATATTGAATCTTTCTTTAAAAAAATCTTTGGAGACCAGCATAAATCAACTACAAACACAAAAAATGCCTCGGGACATTTACAGCAACTCATTTCCGATCAGCAAGTAACCTTAGATCAGATTAACTCAGTACAGCCTATTATTTCAGGATTTGTTTATACTCTGATTGCCGTTGTCGTAATATATATAGTCGGATCGATATTAGGTTCATTCATTCATTGGATTGCATTCTTAGTTCTGCTTGGAGGAATCTACTTGACTATAAATAATGGCTTCAGTGGCTCCTCCATGTGGTCCCGACTGTTTAAGACAGCGTAAGCTCGATGCCTTAAAATTAGCTATGGATACAGCTGAAAAAAATAAGGATCAAAACCCAGTAGCTTATTCCGAAGCTCGGACTAATTACTATACTCTTCTAAAAGGCCAGGGATGGTTAGTTGCTGAAAAGCAGGGTATTGCTCAAACCGAAATTGAGCCAGTTTTAGGTAGATATGCTCAAGCATACAAATCTCTTGAAAATAAAGATAAATCTCAAAGCTATTTTGCGCATTTAGCAGCAGCTGTAAAATCACACGAAGAAGATAATTCTCTTCTATCCAAAGAAGTGCAAAAGGTCCACGATAAGTCTGATGTTTTAAAGCGAACAACCGAATTAGCTCCAACAACCAATATTGGCTCATATCTTCCATGGATTCTTGACGGAGTTATTGCACTGCTTGGACTTATAATCGTATACATGCTTTACCGTCGTTTCACTTATGTTCCCCCTACCATTGTAGAGCAGGTCGAGCAGGTTCTAGGTGGTCGAAATAAGTCTCGGTAAATAACTAACAGATGGAGGCTGCTTATATCTTCTTGGCTCTTCTCATAGTATTAATGTATGGATTAACCACATGGTATTCATCCATTGAAGGATTCGAAGATGGTAAAAGTGTAGCTCTACACGATGCTGATATTTACGACGACACGTATGCTTCAATTTATGATATTCTGTGGAACTCGAATGAAAAGCTGAAGTATGAAGAAGTATCTTTACAAGATATAGCATTAGCTGACTGGCCTACATCTGCTGTGCGTATTTTGGACATGTGCTGTGGCACCGCTCCTCATGCATGCTGGTTCAAGAACTTGGGTGTGGAATATGTAGGTGTTGATGTATCTGATGCTATGATTAAGAAAGCCCGCGATGGATGCCCATCCGCTAAGTTTCAGAAGGGAGATGTGACAAATGCTCATTTGTTCCCGCAGAAATCCTTCAGTCATGCAGTTCTTCTAGGATTCTCGGTGTACATGTTCGAGAACGCCAAGGTTCTTTCGGACAATGCATATCAGTGGCTACAGCCAGGAGGATGGTTTGTTGTTCATATGGTTGATCCCGATAAGTTCGATCCCTTACATGAAATTGCATCTCCATTCGCCGCATTTTCCCTCCAAAAGTATTCGCTTGATCGCGTAGTTGATTCCAATGTCTATTTTGACAAGTTTAAGTACTTAGGTCGTCTCAATAAGAAGAAGGATGAAGATAATGCTTCGTATGATGAGACCCTTACTTATTATGATAAAGAGTCGAATGGAGGAGTTAAGTATCGTGAAAACAAATTGCAGTTAACAATGCCTTCGAAGGAACGCCTAATTAATATTATTCAAACAAGCGGATTCCAGCACAAAGAAACAGTAGATCTTGTTCGCTGCGGTAAGGAATATCAGTACATCGTTTATTTCTCACGCTGATTACCAGCGTTTATATTTCATACATTAGCTCTATTTCTCTAAATAATGAATGTCTTAGATACTAGGACAGTTGCCGATTTTCAAAAGTTTACATTCTCGGGCCATTTACGCAATCATGTGTATAAAGTCTTGGACGAGAATGTAAAGTTAGGTCATGCAGATTACGCATGTTATTGGACTCTTGAGCTACTCTGCTCGGGATTAGTTCATTCTATGTGGCAGACTTTATTCGAGTCTTCGGCTCATCATATTAACCGTGCTGCTCCCAATGTGTTTTTGTACTTGGTTCGAATGTATGAAAAGTTTTCACCAATTGAAGGCCAGTATTCGGTGATGGCTATGACCGATATGCGCAACAATATGGAAGTTCGTAATTTAGTGTGTGAAGTTGCAGCATCGATAGCTATGCTTCGTAAGAATAAGTTGCCACCACTTCCAACAATCAAACCTGAACATGATTTCAATACAATAACTATTAATGAAAACTTAAAAGCTCCGTCATCAAACTATGCTCGGCATGTAGTGAAAGATGATGACCCTTTAGACTTATATGTTCCTATCAATGAGCTTGCCTACTGTCTACGCCCCGAAACGCGCGATATGATGCGGGCTCTTTATTGGGTTGCCTGGATACTTAAGTTTTCATCGGTCTACAAAAAGACAAATAAAGTCAATCTAGACTGTTCTTTTCGAGTAAACTCTTTTATTGAACAGACTTACGGGCGTCATGCAGTATGGTTGATTTGGAATGTTGTTTTGGACTCAGTAAGGACTTCTCCACAGGCAGGAGTGCTTATGCCCTATATTGATGCGGTATACAAACTTCATTGTTTGAGATGGTCGCCAACTGTACTTAAAAACAGAGTATGCTTCTTAACAACTGCGATAATGTTTATTTGCGAGAGTAATACTTTAGATATCCATTACCCAGTTCCTCAAAATATCATGGTCGTCAAGGGTCTAATTGAAAATATCCCTCAATGGATTCATTCAATCATTCAGACTCAAAAGACTTTTTCCTCGTAATATACCAAATGTTCAGCAAGAAGTTTCAGCATGCCGCTGCCCTCGGTCTACTCTTTTTTGTTATTAGCTCGCCCATGACTTACCGCCTAGTGGACCAGCTAGTCGGTGGCGTTGCGTCAGCGATCGTACCTCAGTTCGCCCATTGGTTTAAGGTCGCCCAGGCCGGCTGCCCAACAACCTATGGCCTAGGCCTCCATGCGGTAGTATTCGCGGTAGTTGCACACTACCTACTCCACATGGCGTAAAAATGGACTTATTAGTACCAAGTAAGACAATAGTAATCTCACAATGAAGTTCTTAATTTTCGACACAGAGACGACTGGTCTTCCTCGAGATTTCGGAGCATCCGCATTTAAAGGACCTAACAACTGGCCACATATTGTGTCCATTTCTTGGGCCATCGTGGACGACAGTTTTAAGAAGGTTATCAGTAGTCAGAGCTATATGATCAAGCCGCAGGGCTGGGATATTCCGTTTGAATCTAGCTTAATTCATGGAATTACAACTGCTGAGGCTATAGAGTATGGACATGATCTTGGAGAGGTGATGGATAAGTTCTTTTCCGAAGATTGTGATGGATATATCGCACACAATATTCACTTTGACCGTAATGTTATTTATAATGCGATGCTTTGGGATTTGGGATATACATTCTTTGAAGGGCTTGGTAAGCCTAAGATGTGCACCATGCAGATCGGGCGTAATATTTGCAAACTTCCTAAAAATAAGTCTCCAAAGCTGAGTGAGCTTTATGAGCACTGCACTGCCAAGAAACCTAATACATCATCTTTACACAATTCACTATACGATACCCTCTTTCTTTGCGAGGCAATTTCTGCATGTCCTGAAATACGAATTGATTTAATCAAGAGTTACGATAATCAAGCAAATGAAAGTCGCGCGAATGTCACCACAGTCCTACAAGAACCTGAAGCTCTTACTTCCACTAGAGATAAAGGAGCTAACAGTTCTGTGGTGTGACGACGGATGGAGTTACATTCCTTCTCGACATGTAAGATTTCGATACATTCATACGACTGAAACCTATGAAGAGGTATCTTGGAGCGGTGCAATACCGGCACGAGTTGAGTATGAAGAACATATAAAGTGGACATTATATTCAACAAAACCCCGAATCTGGAAAGAAGAAACTGCCAATTACTCCGAACTGTTCGTAGAGAATGGGTAATATGAAACCTTTATGAACAACAAATGATAGCTTTAGATGTGTTATATGTGGCGTTGGCCACAATTTTTGTCATGATTATTCTACAAGTTTTGACCTTTGTAGCTACACGGGTCATGTATCCTCCTGCACCCCAAATTATTTATCGCGATGTTCCGGTTCATGTTCAGCCCCCAGTTCAGCAGCAGGCAACAGATCTATCTTTTTTGAGTGCACCACCTCCTGATCATTTATTCTCAAAAAACGAACCAGCTTTAACCCAACAGACCCAGGAAGTAAAATTACCCGAATATGACCCCCGAAAATCGGATTCAGAAACTATACGAGGGGATACTAAGCTCCCGCCAGGTCTTCAGGCGGTCAATCCCCGAGACCTCCCTTAAACAATTTAAAGTCCCTCAAACGGTCGGAACTTCAGGATGGATAGTCTTCACTTATGATAACGATATTCCTGTGTGTTTGTGGATGACTACACACGAGTGTCGTAAAATCCAATGTATTGCAGACGAGCGATTATTTGGAGATACATTCATTCGAGCAGAAAAACTTGGTCAATTTGAGTATGTTGTGGCGGATATATTTATTTATAATTCAAATTGCATTTATGCTTGCTCGACATTCGAACAACGATACGAATGGCTGAAAGATCTTCTGAAGTTTGTGCACCATATTCCTGGAACTGCTAGGTTTATTCATAAATCTGATCTAAGCCCAACCCAAAAACTGAAGGGATATGAAGTTCATATTGATGATGTGGGGAAGCCAGGATATTTTGTGGATGTTGATTCAAGTTCAAGTGGAGTTGATGTTGTTAAACTATCTATTCCTGACTGTTATGAAGTTAATTCAGGAGGATATCTCCGTGTGCCGGATATAAAAACTTCAGAGTATCTTCGTTCAAAGGGCCATAAGTTCAAATGCCAATGTTCAAAGAATGATGATGGTTCATGGACACTCTTAGAAAACATTCCGTAGTAGAAGTAAATGCCTCGCAAGAGCAAGAGCCGTGTATCTAAGAAACATACTCGTCGTCACCGTAAGCATCGTGGTGGGTTTTATGGTGCTGCGGGCGCAATTGCCCCAGGCGCTATGGAATGGAGTCGTGGTTCAGAGGCTGGGCCGTATGCTGCTGGCCTGAATGACCGCGGTGGAAACTCCTTCCAGCTAGGGGCAGGCCGTAAGCGCCGGGCATCTCGTCGTGCTAGCCGCAAGACTCGTCGCGGTGGTGGTAAGTTTGGTGGTGTTTCAGCGTCTTATGAGGGAGCAGGTGAGCGTGGACTTGCGAATTTTAGCGGTGTAGTAACTCGCGATGGGTCAGGTGCGGCTGCAGAGGGCGCTTTCAATAACAAAGGTGCCCAACCTGGTTCGGGGTTTGATAGCTTTGTACGAGCCCATTAAATTTCATCTAATATGATAATGGACACCTTAATTGCCGGACTACTTTTTTTAATTGTAGCTATCTATTTGGTCCAGCGCAATGTTGGACATATGGTTGTATGGGTAATTCTAGCCTATATCCTAGCACATTATCTTGGAAATCTGTCACACACGGTTTCAGTCATTGCCGGGCTTGTAGGAATCTATGTCATCTGTCAGATTACAAAAAATACATATGAGGGATTCGAGGCTGGAGACGAAGAAGAGAAGCCTAAAAAGAAGGAAACTCCTGAGCCTGCGCCTCCAAAGACAGATGATCCACATGTAGATGTTGGTACAACTATCCTACATGCATATCGTAACTTATCTCCCGAGCAGATCGGAGGTATGCGCCGTGATACCAAAGAGCTCATGGGGCTTCAGAAAGAGCTAATGGGATCTTTATCGGAAATGAAGCCGGCAATTGAGCAGGGCGCAGAGCTTCTAAAGACATTCAGTCAGTTCTTTGGGAAAAATGAGTAATAAATACGCTGCATAGCATCCGCATAAACATATGCGTGATAATCCGGATCGTTTGTTGCAATAAATGGTCCACCGATGGAACGAACAATATTGGTCCATCTGTGTACATGGTGTTTGAGAGTTTGATACTCAAACCATTCTTGCCATAAAGTTATTGTCTTGTGAATTGAAAGCATATTAAAAATACCAGGAGGTTCCTGATGCACAATCATAATTATAATTGATATGATTGGGCTTATAATCATTTCAACCCAAAGAGAAATTATACTGTAGTATCCGCTTGGGTTGAACTTTTTGTTAAGTTCAGTGTAGTCTTCCGCAATCTCGAAATAAGAAGAATCATTCAGAATGATCTGGGTTAGTGCTGGAGCTGTTACTCGCATTTTCAAGTTGCTCTGGTTCGGTATCATCTATTACAATTCCAGCTGAAGGAAATTCCTTCTCTTCTAACGATTTGCAATCGAGATACTTCCAAGTTTGGGGACTGTATCCAGTAATAAGTTCTAGCCACTCTTTTGTGACTGTCATTCCGTAACTAACATTTGGATCTACCATGTTTGTGCAGTCGACGCTAGGTGTTCCGTCAGGATATACTGCTCCAATCCACATCCAAGGAAGCTGTGAGACGGGCACGGTATTATGACCAATCTCAGGCTGCTTAAAGAGAAATCGGTCTACACGCCGGCAGCAATAAAATATCTTTCGATAAATCCAAGCAATAAATAGCATTTTTATTAATATAGTGAGCTGCTTGAAAGTGGGAGTGCATCCGCGTCCTTTAGCTGGCTAACAACCTGGTCGCGATTCTTTAAATTATCGCCAGTTAAAGGGGTAAACTTCTCCTTTAGATACTTTGAGGCTACACGGTCCATTCCTAGTCCTAGAGCAATCGAAGATGCCAGCGCAACCATGATGAAGGGTACAGCAACAATAGCCCACGATACAACACCCAAATCAACCGAGCACAGCGCATCTAAAATTACCACTCCAGCAACGCCCATTACAACCTTAGCAGCGGCGGTGACAAATAGACCGAGAGATAGATCCAACCCTACATGGATCGTAATGTAGAGTAGATAGAGGAGGGCGGGTGGGCACAGCGAATCGATGAAACGCATTTTCGTGTTATTACATTTAATCAATAAAATATGAGCCGAGCAATTGAAACTATTATGGAACTTGCAGGATGCTCAGAAGATGATGCCCAACGCGTATACGCCGAAACAAATGATGTAGAAGATGCTATTGAGAAACTTCTACCTCCTCTGAAGAATGCGGCACGAAAGTATTATGATTGTATAAAGCCTGTTCGTAATTATACGGAAGAAGAGAAACAGATCAGGATTCTCCGAGAGTCTTTAAAAAAGATGGATGAAGAGCATGCAAAACGGTCTATTTCGTCAAATCAACCCGCGTCCGTGGCACAAGTCGAGCAGAGTACCCCCCACGAAGAAACGGTTCCACAAAGTAATTGTTATCAGGAATGTCAGATTCCTTCTCTGCAATTAGAGGCTCAAAAACCGGAAACTGCTTGTCCGTTACCGTCTGAATGCTCTTACGGTTCGCCGTTGAGTGGCCAAACATCACATGGCTCTGCTCGTCTATATGATCGATACTACCAAGACCTAGATTAGGTGTTGTAGCGAATGGGCGGGCAAAGACCTGCTTGGGACCCTTGAAACGAGCGGTGGCTGGATCACCAAATAGAAGCTCGCTCTGGAGATCAATGGCACATCCTCCCTCGGGAGAGTTTCCAAAGTTTCCCATCGGAATCATTCCAGGAATAGAAGCGGCAACCGCCCAGTTGTTTCCGCATCCTGACGGCTGAGCAGCCTTTAAGCCAGCAGTGTTAGACTCATTGACAGTTACATCCCTTGCTGCTTCGCCCTGGCGGGAGTTCGCATACATAAATGGCAGTCCATAGTTTGACATTCTCTTACTTTTACAAAACGAATTTAAGTATCAAACGAAAGTACCTATCAACGATGATTCTCCAACCTTGTGATTGGCTAGAACAGGATATTGACCGTAACTATACTGTAGATGTATTTGGAAGACTGGAAGATGACAGTGTAGCCAAAGTTCGACTCACAGGATTTAAACCATATTTCTATCTTCGAGCAGAAGATGGAGAAACCAGTTCAAATGTTTATTCTTATATTGGGTCAGCAATGACAAAGGATGGCAAGTTTCTTGCAGGTATGAAGATCACCCAAGAAGCTAAGCTTGATGCTATGCGAGGTTTCAGCGACCTGAAACCAATTCGGGTTTGGAAACTATCATTTAATGGAATTATTATGATGAAGATGGTTTTGAAAACTCTAAAAACCGCAAAGTTCGGAAAGCGTGAGATTGTTCTCGAAGATATTTACGAAGCTAATTTACCTCCTTATATTCGTCTATTTCACGAGATGGATATTGCTCCTGCCTCTGCCATTTCATTTGAAGCAGAGGAAGAAGAAGCGGGAGATGACAATGTTGATGTGTGTTTTACAGTTGAGTATACTGAAATTACTCCTGTAAGTGCCAATGTGCCATTATACATTGCCGGCTACGATATTGAGACATATTCCGAATCAGGGAACTTTCCAGTCGCGTCAAATCCTTCAGATGAGATTATTCAAATCGGTGTGTCTTTCCGGTATACGGATGACATGCTCAGCTCTTACAAGCGCTTCGTGTTTGTTTCGGGTACATGTTCTCCGTCTTCTGACCCAACGGTAGAGTTTGTAAGCTGCCGTAACGAGAAGCATCTTCTTGAAGAGTTCATGAAATGTATTCGGTTTGAGAATCCGGATATTATTGCCGGGTATAATACATTTGGATTTGACGACTCATATATTGCAGATCGGTGTGCTTATAACAAATTGATATTCAATATTGGCCGAGTCGAAATTGATGACTGGAAGAATCGCGGTTCCATGACATATGCACACACTGAAGCAAAGAAGTTTGAGCTAGCCTCGGGAACATTCGCTGTTCGTTACATAAAAGTTCCTGGCCGGCTTGCTATTGATCTGCTTCTATCAGTTCGGCGTGAGCAGAACCTAGATTCATACAAGCTAGATAATGTAGCTTCCGTGTTCTTGCGTGATAAAGTTACAAAAATTGAACGGTTAGATGACTTGAATGTAAAGATCCATACGAAAACGACTCGTGGACTCTTTGTAGGAAATCTAGTGCGATTTGATGTTATGACAAATACCACGAATCCCTACCGTGAAGGTGAGAAGTTTCAGGTTGTTGAAAAGGATTCAAAATGGTTTGTTGTTCGGTCAGAAACTAAGATTCTACATGACCTGTCACCCGATGACATTTCTAAGCTTGAGTGGTGTTTTGGTAAGGACGATACAAGTGCTCAAGATATGTTTGCGTCTCATCGCGGGTCTGCTGATGACCGAGCTGTTATTGCTAAGTACTGTATTCAAGATTGTGACCTAGTTCTTACTTTAATGGCTAAACTCGACACGATTGTTAATGCTCGAGGTATGGCAGATGTATGTCGGGTCCCTATTCAGTATATCTTTCTACGCGGACAAGGAATCAAGATATTCTCAGCGGTTGTGTATCAGGCTTCAAAGCGTAATCAGATCATTATGACCCAGGACGGATATGAGGGAGATTCAAGTTATGAGGGTGCTATTGTTCTGCCTCCAAAGATTGGTATGTATCTAGACCAACCGATTCCCGTTCTAGATTTCAACTCATTGTATCCTTCAAATATGATTGCATTTAATCTGTCTCCTGATACACTTGTGTATGTCAAGACCTTCTCAGCAACCGGAAAGAAGCTGCGACAAGAAGGGTCTGATGGAACTGAACTTTTGAGCAAAGGATATAAGATTGACGAGATTTCGTACGATACTTTTGGAGATGATAAAGCTCCTTCAGGCCGTATTACTTGCGGATTTGTTCAGCCCAATACCGATCCTAGAACTGTAGGTGTACTTCCGCTGACACTTGATATCCTCCTCAAGAAGCGGAAGGAGACTCGTAAACTTATGGAAAAAATTGACGACGAATCTCAAAAGTCCGTTCTGAATGGTCTACAGCTAGCGTATAAGGTTGTAGCTAATTCTGTGTATGGCCAGTGTGGTTCTAGCACATCTCCGATCCGTAAGCTCGAGGTAGCAGCATGCACGACTGCTGCTGGTCGGCAGCGTATTCGTGATGCAAAAAAGATCGTAGAGGATGAGTTTGGTGGGGAAGTGATTTATGGCGATACGGATTCAATATTCATCAAGTTTGCTACGAAAGATCTGGCTGAAAGTATTGAACTAGGTAAGAAAGCAGCAGATCGAATTACTGCTTTCTGTGGTCGTTCGTATCGGATCGAGTATGAAAAGACATTCTTCCCATTCATTCTGTTCTGCCGTAAGAGGTATGTAGGCATGATGTATGAAGATGATGTAACAAAGTGTAAGCGCAAGACGATGGGGGTAGCTTTAAAGCGGCGCGATAATGCCCCAATCGTAAAAGATATCTTTGGTGGAGCTCTAGATTCGCTGATGGAACATCGTAATATTAAGGTAGCTGAGAAATTGGTGAAGGAAATGCTAGTCAAGGTTATGAAGAATGAGTATCCGCTTGAAAAGTATGTTCTATCGAAGCAGTTGCGAGACGATTACAAGAACCCAGGGCAAATTGCTCATAGAGTTCTTGCCGACCGAATGGAAGAGCGCGATGCAGGAAATAAGCCTCAGGTAGGTGATCGTCTTTCGTATGTGTATGTTGCTAATCGTAAAGATGAGAAGAAGCAGGGAGATAAAATTGAGCATATCGATTATGTTCGCGAAAAGAAACTGAAACCCGATGTTGAGTTTTACATCACCAATCAAATACAAAATCCTGTAGCCCAGTTGTTTGCACTAGCTATTGATCAACTGGACGGATACAAGAATAAGAATTACGATAAGTTCTATTCTGAATACCGTGAAACTTTGGATGAAGAAGAAGCGACTCTAAAAGTCCTGAAAATTAAGGAAAAGGATCTAGATTCTCTGCTGTTTATGAGTGCTTCATACTTAACTAAACATAAGCGCGGTCCAATGGATGCTTTCTTGAAACGCTAAGTGATTTTCAACCAATTAAGGAAGTAACTAAAATGGATCAAGATATCCTCGAAATTGTGCTTGCCCTTGCTCAGGGCCGTAATGAATTTTTCAGTAATGCGAATATTCGTCTACTGAATTATCCTGCTCGCACTGGTCTGCTAACTCGATACATGAACTCAGAATCGTTCATTTTAGAGCTTGTGAACCGTATTTATACGAACCATATGTATACCTCTGCCGCCAATGCCATTTTTACACTGGCACTTCCTGCTCGCTTTAATGAACCGGTCGTGGTTTCACCAAGCCAACTCCAAATTAATGCGGCACTAGAGACTCGCGAAACATCCGATTCTCCATGTGCAATTTGCCAGGAAGTTATTACAAGCAACGGTGTTCGGATCAGACAGTGTCGACATTCTTACCACCGGTCTTGTATTTCAAACTGGTTTTCGATGAGTGTGCGATGTCCAGTCTGTCGTTACGATATTCGTGAAGTGGGTCAGACAGGCCAAACATCCGCTGTTTCATCAGAAAGCTCTGCTCCAACTGAAGACCAGTAGGAGGTGACACAAACTTTGGAATAATATCTGAAACTCCATACTGTATTCGGTGCATCATTCGGCGCACATCATGCTGACACTCCTTTAGAAGTAACGGAATATCTTGGTCCGGAAAAAAAGCTTGAAGATCTGCGGCTCTTGGAGGAAAACATCTGATGTTATCTATACAATCTGTATTCCGCTTGAAAATAGTAGGAAGCTCATTGCCTGTGCAAATTATATGAACTTTCCTTGTTGGGTCGCGAACCCATTCAACGATCTTGTTTTGGGCATGGGGATCGGATCCATCTACTTCATCCAAAATGACACATGTTCGTTTTTGTGTTTGACCAAGTATGAATGAATGAATATTGACTGCAGATTTACAAGCATCTTTGATTTTTTCAACATCTTCAAAGCTACGGATCGAACGGGATGCATTAATTTCTAATGGATCTAATCCAAAAGTTCGGGCAGCACAAAGAGCTAGAGTCGTCTTACCAATACCGGGAGGACCTGAAAGAATAACTGTTTTTGTGTATTTTGTGGATGTTAAATATTCCTTTAGTTGTTTCTTTTCCTCAATGTATCCAATTACATCGTCTAAAGTTACGGGTCTATAAACCTCAGAATACATTACCATTCTAAGTCGAAACAATCTAAACGCATTAACCGTAATAACAACGCGCATATAAGATAGTGGTTAGTCCCAGGCTCTTATAAGGCCTGTGCCCGAGTTCGATTCTCGGTATGCGCATCTAAGGGCAATTGCCCGGCCATGAAGTTCCACAACTATGGGCTACATTACACTTTGCAGCTGCAGTTTGTAGTGTCGTCGCATCTGGATTAAATGCAGTACATTTTGTATCATATTGTGGTTCACAGTTCTTAGTTGCAATATTATAAGTCCACCGATCAGGACACTGTGACTTTCCAATAGTTAAGACCTTCTGTGGGTTAACAACATACTTGTATAGTGCTAAAAAGGCAACTGTAAAAATAGCAGTGGCAATAATAGCTATAACTAAGTCGGAATAACTCATTCTTGTTTTTCTGCAAGGAAAGTAATGGAGGTCGCAAGGCATGTTTTTGACACCTATTTTGAAGATACTCCAAACCCTCTAGTCAGGCACCATTTGGATTCATACGCTGATATGCTCAATACAAAGATTCCCAATTTTATTAAGGGTTCTAATCCGTTACAGCTTGTTTTGGGTGATGATCGCAGTATCAAGATTTATGTTGGTGGAAAAGCCGGTGACAAGATCCAGTATCTCCCGCCAGTCGATGATGACAACAAAGCTGTCCTTCCGCACTCATGCCGGCTCGATAATACGACATATACTTTAGATATTCAGGGAACAATAGATATCGAATACTCGGTGGGCAAGGAGACTGAAACTCGAACTTTCGAAAATGTTAAGATTGCTAAGATTCCTTTGATGTTAAAGAGTTCTCTATGTTACCTCTCTACTATGAATGCATCTGAGTTGTACGAGGTCGGAGAATGTAAGTTTGAGCTAGGTGGGTATTTCATCATTGGTGGAGCCGAGAAGGTGCTTCTAACCCAAGAGCGTCTTGCCGATAATTTGTTTTATGCATCGAAGCGGGTTGTAAAAGCAGATGGTGAGGCTGCTCGTGGTTTGGTCGAGAAGGAATCAGCTATCAAGATCGAAGGTGCCACCAAGGCTGAAAAGTTTGAGTATATTGGTGCGATGCGATCTGTCTCTGATGACGGAACTCGCGGACCTTACTCCCACTTCATCCTAATTCCTCCAAAGAACGATAAGCCCAATGATTATGATACGATTTCTAAGACCGATGATCTCGCGTCATTTTCCAAAAAGCGCTTAGCACTAATAACACTTCCAGGATTCACCCAATCAGTCCCACTTATCAGTGTGTTTCATGCACTAGGTCTCACAAATGACCAGGATATTTATGATACTATTCTCGCAGCTATTCCAGAAGAGTCTCGGTCAGTGTATGATGAACTATTTATGGAACTGATTCTTTCTCACGATACATTCATTTCAGCAGAAATGCGTAAAGAGTCAGATCAGAACCAGGATCCTAACCTTTTGGTTCTTCGTCGCCAGCATCGTACTCGCACCAATGGTGGAGTTTACATGAATTTGTATTTGGAAATGTTTCCACACTGCACTCGCCGTGAAGAAGAATCTGTTCCTGCTCTTTACCGTCGTAAGGCTTATTTGCTTGGCATGATGACTCGAATGGCTATGGATGTAGCGCTAGGAAATAAAGGCAAAAGTGATCGCGATCATTACCGTTACAAGCGCCTAGATGCTTCAGGAGATTTAGTATTTTATGAGTTTCGTCGTATTTACAAAGAGGTGGCTAAGCGTATGGTGAAAGAACTTGATGTTCGGATTCACTTCCAACAGAAAGAGTATTCCGGAATGAAATTTCGAGAGTTAGTAAATGTTGAAAATGTAGATGCATACTACTGGTCTCATAAATCATTCATCTTTGCTCTCGAGAAATCGTTTAAAGGAAAATGGGGAGGAATGGATGGAATCTCACAGGAACTGACTCGCTATGGATATTTAGGCACAGCTGCTCAATTACGCCGCGTGAATCTTCAGATGGATAAAGGTCTGAAAGTTGTTGAACCTCGTCGTATTCATGGAAGTTCCTGGGGAATGATGTGTCCTGTAGATAACCCTGATGGCGGAGGTGTCGGTATGACCAAATCACTTACGCTACTTTGTGCTATCTCTACTGCGTCTCCTCCGTCTGAAATTTTAAATATAATTTCCAAATTTCCAAAGTTTATTCCAATTGTGCAGATTCATCCATCAACTTGGAATCCTATTTGGACTCGCGTATTTATCAATTCAGATTTAGCTGGAGTATTTACGAGTGATGCTGAAACCTACCATTCGGAACTTCTTGAACTGCGTCGCGGTCGTAAAATGAGCAAGTTTGTATCTTTGTGCTGGAATCGTATTGATAATGAGTATATTGTGTTTACAGACGCAGGTCGTCCTTCTCGTCCAGTTTACCGCGAAGGAGTGAAGCCTGAGGCGGTTCAGCGTATTAAAAAGTGGTCAGATATGGACTTGAAACTTATTGATTACATTGATGCCCAAGAGTCCGAAAGTTTGCGCATTAATATGGAAGCCTTTTCACCAACTCGTCCGTCGGAAATTCATCCTACAGTGATGTTTTCGGCTACTGGGAGTGTTCTACCACACAGCGATCACGATCCAGCGACCCGTAATGCTTTCAGCTGCCAACAGGCTAAACAGGCTTCCTCATGGTTCAATACAGCGTTCAATAAACGGTTTGATACTATAGCGACTTGGCTCAATTACGCCCAGCGCCCAATTTCTCAAACTTGGACAACTTCGGCAGTTTTGGGTAAGAACGGATGTATTGGGTATGGCGAGAATGTCATTGTTGCTCTTTCTGTCTATTCGGGATACAACCAGGAAGATTCGATTCTGATGAACGAAGGATCGCTGAAACGCGGAATGTTCCAAACGACTTATTATCACTCCTACGATATTGCTGAGGAAGCGATATCGTCAGGATTCGATAAAGGTAAGTTTTCTGTATTTGAATCGACTCTGTTTGCGAATGTGGGCGCCGATCCAAGATTTCGTGAGACGGTTGTACGTAAAGAGGGATACAATTATGATCTTTTGGATGGAGACGGTATTATCATGCAGGGTAAAGAGATTGATGATAAGACAGTTTTAGTTGGAATAGTTACACCTGTTAAGAATACTTCGGGTCAAGTTACAGGATTTCGAGATAAATCGTATGTTCCAAAGCGCGGACAGCATGGAATTATTGATTCAGTTTATAGATATGTTACTAGTGAAGGCATTCGAGCCGTAAAGATTCGTATAGCAGAGTCCCGCGTTCCAGTGTTGGGAGATAAGTTTGCTGCTCGTCATGGACAAAAAGGAACTTGTGGTCTTCGGGTCGCAGAAGAAGATATGCCGTTTACTGCTTCAGGGTTACGCCCGGATATTATTGTGAACCCGCACGCATTTCCATCTCGTATGACAGTTGGCCAGTTAATTGAAACCATGAGTGTAAAGCTAGGTTTAAATCTAGGATGCCTGGTAGATTCTACAGCATTTGCCGCGAAGAACCGGGTTATAGAAGTTCGTGATCTGTTGGACAAGATAGGATTACATCCGTATGGACACGAAATCCTGTACAATGGGCAGACTGGTGAAATGATGGAATCCGAAATATTTATGGGACCTACTTACTACCTCCGAATTAAGCAGATGGTAGAAGACAAGATCAATTACCGCACTACAGGTCCCAAGAAACTGCTCACTCATCAGCCAGTTGAAGGTCGTTCAAATGAGGGCGGTCTGCGAATTGGAGAAATGGAGCGGGATGTGCTGATTTCACACGGTATTTCAAAGTTTTTGAATGAAAGTTTAATGGATCGCTCAGATAAGTCTGAAGTTCTGTTCCAACCTGAAACTGGTTACCTAGATTCATCCTCCGAGCTTCAGGGTACAGTTCTCGAAACTCCGTATTCTCTTGGTCTTATTATTCGTGAGCTTGAGTCGATGCATATTTCTGTAAAGCTAGCGGCTTCTTAAGAATGGATTTTATTGGATACTGTTTTTAAATGACTAAGATGTTCGTAATTAAGCGTAATGGCGATCAAGTGCCAGTCTCTTTCGATGAGGTGTTGCAGCGCATCAGAAAGTTGTCAGAGGGCCTTGATCATGTGAATCCGGACCTTGTAGCCCAAAAGGTATGTAATCAGCTGACCGATGGTATGCAAACCTCTAAGCTAGATGAGTTTGCTGGTGAGACTTGTGCAATGATGCAGTCTCGGTATCATCCAAACTACGGGAAACTAGCGTCGCGAATTGTGATTGATAACCATCAGAAGATCACTTCAGATACTCTGTTGGGTTGCGTAGAGCAACTGTATCACGGAGCAACTCAAGTTATTACAGATGAGTATCATGATTTAGTTTGTAAGCATAAGACCGAATATGAATCTATGATTGATTATTCTCGCGACTATATGTTTGATTACTTTGGATTCAAGACTCTAGAGCGCGGTTATCTTCTGCGGGTAGATGGAAATGTTGTAGAGCGACCTCAGCATATGTGGATGCGTGTTGCCATCCAGCTTCATGGTACTAATTTTCCTAAGGTTCAAGAGACATATGATGCTCTGTCGCAAGGATACTTCATTCATGCAACTCCTACTCTCTTTAATTCCGGAAGCCGAACTCCTCAGCTGAGTTCTTGTTTCTTGATTCAAATGGCCGATGACTCTATTCAAGGGATTTACAAGACTTTGGGTGATTGCGCCCAGATTTCCAAGTGGGCAGGTGGAATTGGGTTGTCAGTGCACAATATTCGTGCGCGCGGATCTAAGATTCACGGTACGAATGGTGAGTCTACTGGAATTGTTCCAATGCTCAAAGTCTTTAACGATACAGCTAAGTATGTAAACCAAGGAGGTAAGCGCAATGGTTCCTTCGCAGTATACCTCGAGCCATGGCATGCGGACATCGAGGACTTCCTGCGTCTCAAGCTGAATCAGGGTGCGGAAGAAGATCGGGCTCGTGACTTGTTCTATGGTCTTTGGATCCCTGATCTGTTCATGTATCGCGTAGAACACAATTTGGAGTGGACGCTGATGTGTCCTTCTGAATGTCCTGATTTGGACGAAGTTTGGGGTAAGGAATTTGATAGTTTGTATATTCATTATGAGAGGCGGGCGAAGGGGCGCAAGACTGTTCCCGCCCAAAAGATCTGGCAGATGATTCTGGATTGCCAGATCCAGACGGGCAACCCTTACCTTTGCTACAAAGACGCCGCAAACTCCAAATCAAACCAACAGAATCTGGGCACAATCAAGTCGTCCAATCTGTGTACCGAGATCATGGAGTTTACTTCACCGAATGAGACGGCAGTATGTAATCTTGGATCACTTGCTCTTCCTAAGTTTGTAGAAGATGGTGTATTTAACTTTAAGAAGCTCCGAACCTATACTCAAATCCTTGCTCGAAACTTGGATATTGTGATTGATAAGAACTTCTATCCTACTCCCGAAACCCGCGCGTCCAATATGCGAAATCGCCCTATTGGGATTGGAGTTCAGGGATTGGCTGATGTATTTGCTCTAATGCGGTTGCCATGGTCTTCCGAGGCAGCACTAAAGCTAAATCGAGATATATTCGAACACATTTATTACGCAGCTTGCCAATCCAGTATTGAAACTGCGGCGGCGAATACGGTTGAAGGATACTGGCGCGGAATGCCAGTTGTAGAAAAGGTCGGATATTACCCATCCTATCCAGGATCACCAACATCTCATGGGAACTTTCAGTTCAATCTGTGGGGTGTAACACCTACTTTAGATTGGGACAATCTGCGCCGCGATATGGAACGATACGGTATTCGTAACTCTCTTCTAGTCGCTCCAATGCCTACAGCATCTACATCACAGATTCTTGGAAATAATGAATGTTTCGAGCCGTTCACTTCGAATCTCTATACTCGCCGTGTCCTAGCAGGCGATTTCATGGTTGTAAATAAGTATCTCGTAGATGATCTAGTTAAACTCCGTCTATGGAATTCATGGACGCGCGAACAGATTGTTGCGCATAATGGATCTATTCAGAACATTGAGGAGATCCCCGATGATCTAAAAGAGCTATATAAAACGGCGTGGGAGATTCCTCAGAAAACTCTCATTAATATGTCTCGCGACCGGGCTCCATTTATTTGTCAGTCGCAGTCACTTAACTTATTCTTGACTGAGCCTACATATGCCAAGATCTCGTCTATGCATATTTACGCTTGGAAACAGGGTCTAAAAACGGGGTGTTATTACTTGCGGACAAAAGCAGCCTCGAGTGCGCAAAAATTCACAGTCGAGCCCTGCCAATCCTGCTCGGCCTAAACAATTTCTCTTAAGGTAAATATAAAACAAAATGGAGGGATACGCCAACCCAACTACGCTAAACGGAACTGCCGGAAACTCAGCCCCAGTCGGTGGCCGCAAGAGCCGCCGCCGCTCCCACAAGGTCCGCAAGGTCTCAGCCAAGACGATCCGTGCGGCCGTACGCAAGCTCGGCCTAAAGCCTAAGGGCCGCGTTGTCCTAAAGGGCGGTGATGTCCCAGCCGCGCCTGCTGCTGCTGCCCCTGCTGCCCCCGCCGGCGGCCGCCGCCGCAAGAGCCAGCGCAAGTCCGGCCTACGCCGTCTCTTTGGCTATTAAATCTTCACCGATTTCAGAGACTAATGCGTATAGTTTTTCATTAAAGCCGTAATGGCATCCGTTAGGTTCTTTCATCTCAGGCATACGACGCGAGCTAGTATTCATCGGATGAACTAAACTTACAATAACTTCCTGCGGGGAAATTTCCCGGCACATCTGCTCGCGATCGCGAATAAATGCGTCAGCCTCCGCAATTTGAACCCCACTCTGAAATTGGCGCTCAGCCCAAAACTTCCGAGTAAATCCTAGCGTTGCTTCAGATACACGCTGAGACATAGGTAAGGTTATTGGTGGAACATTCATAAATGAAGAATACTTGCAAATATCGTAGGATGGGATGGTCGTACAGAATACACATTTGCGCCTGGGTTCCTTGAGAAGCATAGCTACACGCTGTAGAATACTATTGTTAGGATATACATCATCATCATCCATCATACATATGATATCATACATAGCTTCCTTGACTCCCAAATTACGCTTATCTGCCACACTCATCTTCTCACACCGAACATACTTGACATTAGGAACTCCAAATAAAGTATCCTCAATTGGATCATCGCCATCATCTACAATCACCCACTCGAGTTTGCTTTCAGGATACGACTGAATCATGTAAGAATACTTGGCTAAAGGCATAAACTTACGACGGTCTTTTGTGATGGTTATAATTGAAACATCTGGAAGCTCGTCTTCTTTAGGAAAAGTTGCGTTTAGAGAATAAGGTTCAATCTTTAGTCCCGAAAGGTAGTTTTTAATTCTATCAACCCATGCCTTATGATTCTTTTCGTACATTTTTCGCATGAACTCAGATCCTAGCCGTTTAGTTTTCAGATCAGTATCTACATACGCTTCCAGGGCATCCATAATTGAGTGAACACTTGTATCGGTCATAGTAGCAATACATTCTACTTGGTCGATCTTTTCAGACACTTCACCATAAAATGATCCTGGGTTAAGATCCGACCCTACAATATTTTCAATAAATGGTCGAATCGGTGAAAGAAGAACATTGCATCCTACAGACAACGCTTCATTTACGGCATGACCAAATCCCTCACATGCCGAAATACAAATACACAGTCCACACTCACGAAGAAGATCATCATACTCAGTATCTGTAAGAATCTTATCATGAAGGTGAACTTTTGATTTAAGTTCGTCGGGAACATGAAAGTGAATGACTGAAGAGTCGTAAACAATATTCAGAACAGGTAGCTTCGCGTATAGTTTAGGATCTGAGTTCAAAATACGAAAGTATGCCTGAAGAAGTGGCTTAGGACTTCTAAAAATGTTTTTTCCGACCGGAACAATAGCTTTATAATAATTCTTTTTATGCTTAATTGGATCCCAAACTTTATCAATGGATGTCCACCCAATATACCGAGCCTTGGTCGTATACTTTGTAAAAATGTCCAAACATTCGGTTGTCTTACACCAAATCTCGTCAAACATTGGAATATAGTCGGTCCAGGCTCGGTAAGTCCATTCGGCATTTGGGATCCAAATATTGTGACCAGCAAATGGAAATAAGGCGGGATTTACGACTTCTAGAAAAATGTTTATTTCAGCTTCGGGACATTCCGGCATCATGTGATGAACGCGATTCATTTTTATGTCTTCACCATATGCCGCTACAAGAATCCCGCGAAGAATACCTACATCTTGCATAAGTCCAGTTTTTGGACGGTAATTTGAAATGATATTGATCCTCATTTACAATTTAATTCCTTTACCGACTAAACGCTTTGTAACGCGACTTGAAGGTGCATGTCTCAAAGTCCTAGGGCGTGATCCGGTAGTCTTGATATACTTTTTCCAATCCATAGATTCGCATCCTCCAAGCACACACGGACGATCGTGAAACCATTCTGTTGGTGTTTTACACCATGTCCAAAAATCTTGGGGCGAGGAGATATTACTGCATTCTAAATCAGTAGTTCCTGTAAGAAACTTACAGTGACTTTTCATTTCTTTGCTTCCAAATCCATACATTGGATCAAATAAATTGATCTTATATACAGAATCATCCAAGACGAACTTGTTACCATTCCAGTATACTCGCGTTATTGGGCGAAATGTATCCCACAGCTCTTCAAAAACATACAGTTGGGAGTTTTCCTTACCGTATGTCTTTCCATTAAATTGTATGACTTCCATTGATTAGATCTTAAATGATTTTAACTCTAAAAAAACGACTTGAGCTCGCCTGTACGAGTTCCATACGATGCTGTATTCATTGGGTTAGCAATAGGCGACGCAAACTCCTCGATGTCTTTCAGGTAAAACTTGTGGAAATCGACCTCTGAATAAATACGCCCAGCGGCAAACCCTACTACCCGACCATTCAGATCAGCAAGCTCATGAGAAACTGTTGCCGGATTATTCTGAGCAAAAGAAAGATAGTAGCTGCGCATGATAATTTTTAGGTCATCGTCATTCTGTCGATCGATCATGTACTTGTTTCCACTCATTAGGTAGACCTGCTGCTGTATATCCTTCTGAAGTTTCTCAATGTTTGCATCACTAAAGAAGACCTCGTTAAGAGGCGTGGACTTGTGGATGTGTCCAATAAGGTCGGTGCGAGCCGTATAACCTGGAATAGGGGTGCCTCCAGTGTACATTGAAGCTGGGCGAGCTGGGAAATCGCGAGACTCGGGATCATTAATATTAGGAACACGACCACCATGTTTGGGAGCAGGGTACTGAGCAGACGTAGATGTTAGGTTGTAACGGTTCTCGACCCAAGGATCCTGGATCTGTTCTAGAACCGACTTTTCCATTATACTTAGAGTTCTAACATTTTTTCGTAGATATCTGACTGCAAGATCTCCTGGATTTCCAATGTCACTGAAAATGTAGAACCGTTCATCTGAAGAGTTTTGCCATATGCGTCGGTCATTTCAAACAAGAAACTAGAAATATTTGTGGGTTGAGGAAAGAAGTATTCGCGTGCCGCAGTATTTGTAGTCGAATTCATGAACTGGATGGCATTTTTTGGAGATGTTAAGGGAATCTTCATAAAAGCTCCAAACTCGGTCTGATCGGAATTGAGGTGCTTAATAATTTCATAGTCGTTGATTTTTAAGTAAATGTAAGTATCTTCGACTGAATCATAAATAGTTTCTGCTATGATGGCATTTCCTGCGATAGAAAAGAATGGCGAGGGTGCTGGAGTCGTTGCTACAGATGTGTACGATGTTCCATAAAATCCTAAATTATATCCAATACCATTTCCATTTGGGTTATCAGCTGTTTTTGGAAAATCTAAACGGTACTGTCGTGCTACTGAGTTAAAAAACACAATATTCGAATACGAATTTAGAAGGATTTCCATATCTGAAAAAACACCACCTCCCAATGATTGAATGTGTGTTTGAAGAACTGCTAGTAGATTATGTGGAATACCAGGATTAGTGATAGGATCGACAATTACATAATTCCCATCTTCAAGAGTGATTGGGTAAGATACAGGAGTAAATCCGGTCGACGATGTTGGGCCTAAATCTGTGATTGTAAGAGTTGTATTTCCACGACCAATACCAGTTATGGGATTAATAGAGGAGTAAGTATAAAAACTATTATAAAACTCGAACGATGTTACGCGAATTGAGTGAATGTTTTTATATTGGCGAGATGGATTGAATGCAAAATTTGCAGAGTTTGTTCCCATAAATGTAGTTTGGCCGGAACACGATGGAGCGGTTTGCAGCAGAATACTTCCACGAAACCGTCCATCAATATTTATTGCGTATGTTCGGATGTGTTTATCAATATTATAACTTGTTTTACCGGAGGGGTCAGACTTAGGCTTTGGTTTTATAACATTTTCAGGTTTGCCACGTGCGCCCGGAAACTTGTTGAATTCGTCTTTGTCTTCGAGTTCATTGTCTGAATAGTCTTCTTCCTCATACGGTTCGGCATCTTCGTGCTCAAACTCCTGCTGATATACTAGAACATTCTTCGCATTTTCTTCAAAAACTTCTGCCAGTAATTCTTGATATGTTGGAGGTTGTGCCATTACGTGTGTTAGTATGAAATTATGAAAATCTAAGTTTAAACATAATGCCGTTTCTTTCGGCGAGTCAGTGGACTTCACAAAATACAACTACAGTTAATTTAGCATGTGGGGTAACGGGATCGCCAGGAAATAACGGTCCAACAGGATCTAAGGGTCCTACAGGTTCACCGGGAACACCTGGAACAAATGGGTTTTCATCTGGAAAGATATATTACTTTCATGCTCAGAACCCCACTAGTACTCAACCTACTTTAGGATATACTGGACCATTCTCTGCAAGCGCAGTTATTAATAATGCTCCTGAAAACCCAAATTACCCTGGATCAGGATACCTAGGTTACTATTCGTACATCCGTCCAGTTGCAGGTACTACAGGTCCTTTCTTTCTAGGACGGTTTCAAACTTCTCCTGGAGATCCTGGTGTTTCAGTTATTCCTGTTGGATCCTGGAGTTTTTTGATTGAAGTATATTCATTTATTCAACCATATAGTGTGTCATCAAAAACTATCCCGGTTGGATTATACGCAAATCTTTCAGTATTTACTGCAGGTGGCGTAACCGGGATAGCATCGAGCCCACTCATTCAGATAAATAATCCTCTAGCAGGAGATAATACCCCTTACAACTTTAATATTCAAGTTCCAAGTGCAGTCACTCTAAATAATCCAGCAACTGACTACTTCTTAGTTGATTTCTTTACAGTACCTGCACTAAATCAAGGATGGACAGGATTTACTGGATCGGTTGGAACTACTGGACAAATAGAGTTTTGGACGGATGGTAATTCAGTCAGTCAGGTTGTGACAACTCTTTCGCCAGGACAAGGACCAACTGGACCACAAGGAAGTACAGGAAGTGTAGGACCAACTGGTGTAACTGGAAGTTTGGGACCTACGGGTTCTCCTGGAGCAACTGGTTCTCAGGGGCCTATTGGACCTCTTGGACCTCAAGGACCGCAGGGACCTGCAGGAGCTGGGGGTAACGGTGTAACAATGTTGAATCCTTACGCTTCATTTGTTACATATAATAGTGGTTCAAATCAACAGATTGGACCATATAACTCGGATGCTTCTCCTTATTTTCCGGCAATATCTGGCACGAATCCGGTAATGTATTGGACTCAATCTCCACCTGCCGGAATCAATTCGTCTTACAAATCACTATACTGTGGGGGAAATATCGTTGGAATTACTGGTCTTAGTGGCGAGCCGGTAAGCCGTGACTATTTTCTAAACTCCGGGTTTCGTCCAACGGTTACAGGATTATACCAAATATCTGCTAACTTTTTGTTAGGTGCTGGTGAACCTGAGTCTATATCATTTGGTCATTGGAATCCTGCTACGGTATCAGTCCGGGCTCCTGCATTTGATCGAATCTCTGGTACTGTAACAAATCCAAGCAATACTGACACTCCTGCAACTGCTAGTATGTCTTTTATAGATATATTGACTGCTGGGAAGGGGTATGCATTTGTAGGTGGTGGTTTAGTTGCGACTGGTGGAACACTTACTGTATACGATAATTCTCAAGTAACCTTTGCTCTTTTATCGACCTATGTTACCCCAATTGATTAATTGAAAAAGACTGGATTGTAGACTGGGTGTATGTACATACTGATTTATTTTAGAACTTTAGGTGTTCAAGATCAGATAGCCACATGGTTTTGGCAGTCTTTCCCTCGAGATCCACAATTTGAGCCTTCAGATCGGCAAGATCCTTCTCGTGTTTTTGAGCATGCTTCAGAGTGAGCGATGCAATTGGCAAGTTGAGGAGATAATCGAATCCATCGCGAATCTTCTCAAACTTTTCGGCTGTAAGAAGTTTGTCGCATTCCTCGGCAGTTTTACGCCGCAGTTCAGGACGAGGCTTATCTTCACACTGCTGTCGAATAAACCGAACAACATTCTCATGATACGGCAGCTTGTCGCGCAGTGTCTTGAGCATGAACTCCAGGCGCTTCTGGTATAGTTCTAGCCGGACACCCACATACTCATACAGAATCGCATTTGGAGATTCGTACTTTTGAATAACGCACTTGGAATTGAAAGCGTGCATATTCGTCATCTTGATCTTATCAACAAGTAGCTTCTGGACCTCGGTGAGCCCTCCCTTGACGGTAACAAAGACCTCTGTGTCAGTAGAAGTATCCGAATAGTCCTTGATGGTCCCCTCCGCAAGTAGCTTGTCGAGCTTCTCGCGGAAGTCCATCGTCCATGTCTCGATCGGTAGTTCGGTAATCGTGGTCGTGTCCCCAGAAATGTTGAAGTTAGCAGAGACCTCATAATCTGTCTTATTCAGTTTAGTGATTTTACCTTTAAACTTAGAATAGTAAGGCGCAAACTCCCTGTTCAGACCAGTGCCTTTCTTTAGCCACTCTACGATAGCATCTTTGAGTTCATGAGGATTGAATTGAGGAATGAATGTGGAGTAGCCAGTGCCAATACCGCGAGAACCATTAATTAGTAGCATGGGGAGAATAGGAGCATACCAATCCGGCTCAACCGGCAGACCGTCGTCGTCACGATAATTCAGGCACGGAAAGTCATCGCTCGGAACAAGATTCTGAACATGAGGTTGGAGATAAGTGTGAATATAACGAGGCGATGCAGAATCCTTACCGCCCTGAAACCGTGTTCCAAACTGACCTTGTGGAACAAACCATGGCATATTGTTGGAACCCACAAAGTCTTGAGCCATACCAACAATCGTATCATTCAGCGAGGCCTCGCCGTGATGGTATCCGGAATGCTCGGACACATATCCAGCAAACTGGGCTACGCGAATCTCATGCTTCAAGTTGCGCTTGAACGCTGAGAACAGGATCTTGCGCTGCGAAGTTTTTAGACCATCCATCACATTAGGAATAGACCGCTCCAAATTATAGTTCGAGAAATGAATGAGATCCTTGTCGACAAAATCTTCGTATGTAAGTGAAGTTCCGGGCGCTGAATTAATAATATCTTCGCGACGGTAAGTCTTCAGCCAATCCTTCCGGTTATCGGCCTTCGCTTTGTTGAAGGCTAGATCGATCTTCTCGTCACTCTTGACTCCAAACGCATACGGAATCACATTCAGCGACTTGAAATATTCTTTGGCCTCAGTGCTCGTAGAAGTACCTAATCCCTTATAATATTTCACACTCCAACCGCGAGAAGCAGCTGTCTTACGCCACTCTTCATAATCATACTGAGTATAGAATGATCGCACATCTTTACCCTTCGAAGCCTTTACAATCGGAGTAGCCATGTAAGTAATAAACCCGTTCATCTTGATGAGCTCATGCCACAACTCATGAAATACATTAATAAGTAGACCCCGAATGTGGGAGCCATCGTAATCCTGATCTGTCATGATCATAATTCGACCATACCGCAATGACTTAATGTCGGTATACTTACGGTTTGATTCCAAACCAATAATCTTCTTGAGATTGGCAATTTCTTCAGTCATTTCAACCTTCTTTGCAGAAGTATCTTTTACATTCAGGAGCTTACCCTTCAGCGGGAACACACCATAATACTTTCGTTGATCTTGTGATAAACCACTCAGTGCCATTGCCTTAGCTGAATCTCCCTCTGTGAGGATAAGCACACACTCATGGCTACGAGCTGTGCCAGCACAAACTGCGTCGTCCAGTTTGGGAATACCTGTGATCTTTGACTGCTTCTTACCATCAGTCTTTGATGCTTCCTTCGTATCTTTTACTGCTTGCTGAGCCATGACTCGCTCTACAACTCCCAGCTTGGAGACCAATTTTTTGAGATAGTCTTCAGATAACTTGCATGAAACCTTAGTCGTCAAAACTTCTTTTGTCTGACTATTAAAACTTGGATTTTCGACAAGGCAGTTAATGAAGATTGACAACGAATCTTTTACGAGCGAAGGCTTGACTTTCAACTTCTTCTTTACTTCAAGATGGTTTACAAAATACGAAACTATCTGATTAGCAATTTCATCCACATGCTTTCCCGAACGGGTCCAAATGCCGTTCACGAACGACACGCTAAAGAACTTGTCAGTCGGAGTATCGCTGGCTGCAATCTGCCATCCGAATTGCGGCACATCTGCCACGACAACTGTATCTTTCGGAAGATACCAGGAGATATAGCTTGTAAAGTCTCGGAACTTAATATGTGTGCCGCACCATGTAACTTTAACTTCCTTCCCAACTGTCATTGCGAGATCAGACACGCGTCGCTCGATGACATTAAGAATCCCTGCCGGAATTGCAGCTGTCCTCCACCCGAACCGAGCAAAGTCAGGCGTCCATGAAATCTCCACATACGGCTTGACCTTACATGCCTTGATTACCGGCTCCCCGATCTTAGACATATTATCTTCAAAAGTTTGAACATACTTCAAATTACGAGTGCCATCAACAACGGTAACCACCAGCTTTTTAGCAAAGATGTTTACCAGCTTAACACCGTAACCGTTCTTTCCGCCTACAAGCTTCTTTTCTGCCTTGTCATAGTTTGTGGACGTCAGTAGCTCGCCAAAGATCATTTGGGGAATATAGCAGCCATACTCTGGATGCTTTTCGACATCAATTGATTCACCGTCATTGCGAATCGTCAGGACATTGTCATCAATTGAAATTCCAATATTCTTGACCGGGTTTGGTGAGTTGCGCTGGCG